TATCTGTTATGCTGTCAGCGTTCATATCAAAATTTATCCAAACTTTAGCTCTACCCTGTTCAATCTGTTCTGGGGTTGAACCTGAGCCACCGCTTGTATTTTGAATTGTGTTGACTTTAAGTGTTGACATAATTAAGTTCCAAATACCACCATCATTGACAAAGGAAAATCAGTGGCACTTGATGTTCTTGATGTTCTGTATACACATCTTTGACTACCTGTTGCCATTGCATTATCTTGTGTTATGGCAAACGCACCATCATTACCATTACTAGCCGAAGGAATACAAACATAATTACCGTTAGCCATTGACACACTAAAATTAAAAGTATAATCTCCATTACCTTGATCAGTTACAGAAGAAACATTGAAGCTACTTCTAAGGGTGGGCGGGTTTGAATCACCACTTAAATTTGCCCAAGCTTTTGCAAACTGTCCTTTCTCTTCTCCACTACTGTTTTGAATAACAGGTGCTGCTGAAGAAACACTTTTAATTGTGCCGACTGCTAATGTACTCATGGTTTTGGATTTGCGTCTTTAACGGCTTTAATAGAATTATAGAATGCACTAAACTTAGATTTTAAATCTGCGTCAGCATCTATTGCATGCCAAAGTAAGTCCAGCTGATCACCTATGGAACTATACGTAGTAGAGCCATCGGTTGTTCTATCTGTTTTATATTTATTAGCAGCAGCTTTTGCATCTATACTCGCTCTTGCACTGTCAATCTTATTTTGATCTAAACTAACAGATGCACCATTTATATCAAACGCACCAAGATCATCATTTATAATAACAACTGTGCCGGCATATGCTTTTAGAATAGCGTCGTGATCTAATTTCATGCTGATACCTCTTGTAGTGTTATGCAACTAGGAGCATTATTTCTACTAACTCTCATGTGTGCATTGTTATTTGTTACATCTGTGTGAAATTGAACTTTGTATGTGTGAGCATTTGTATCACCTGGAGTATCAAAAACTTGAATTGTGTATCCACCCTCAGATACAACTCTACTTTGACCAGTAGCACCAGCTTCCTGATGAACACAACCGTCGTGCTGTGATATTACAGTACTATCTCTTAATAACCTAAAAGATCCTCCTATTTCAGTTGACTCTCTAAACAATTCCCATTGAAGATTTGCAATTATAAGTATCTTACTAGTTGAAACTTTTGGTGTAATTGTTGCTGTCACCCCAGTATCAGCATCGCTCCCACTTGTGTTAGTAACTTGAGAAGTCGTTGATTGAAAAATAGTTTGTACAACACCTCCTGCTCCTCCAGAGGGTACACCAGCTGTGGGAATAATACTGTTGACTTTAAGTTGACTCATAATTTAAACCACCGTATAAGTAGAACCAGCAGGTACCGTAACGGTAACTCCCGAATTGATGGTCACAGGGCCTGCACTCATGGCATTGGCTGTAGCACCAAATGTAGTTCCGATTGTGTAATTTGCTGTTACTGTTGTTGAGTTCTCATAAAAAACCTTGTCAGACCCACCTCCAGTTGCTGAAGCAGGTGGATCAACATAGGAGAGTACACCCGTTCCATTTGTGGATAAGAGCTGGCCTGAACTCCCTGTAGATGATGGGAACTGAGCAACTTTTGTTCCGTTGGCTACAATACCTATCTGTCCGGAACTGACTCTGAAGAATCCAGTATCTGTGTCCTCGGTAAAAGTTATACTGGGAACTGAAACCGTGCCATCAGGAAATGTTCCTCCTGCATTTAAATAATCTGCACTAGCAAGTAACACTCCAAAGAATGATTCTCCTGCTGCAGGAGCAGAACTGAAAACTATATTTGTTCCTGATAGTTTAAATCCTGTCGAGCCAGAAGAATCTGGTTCCTGGACTACACCACCGACAGATATTATTAACTGTGTCTCGTATTTGGGAAAAGGAACTGGAGCAGCACCTCCAACCTGTAAGGCAAAAGATGTAGTGCTACCATTAAAACTACCTGAGATATCATCTATAGTTTTGTAATCTACATTTGACCTGATGTCATTTCCAATATATGGCATGACTATTTAATTACTATATTCTTTTTCTGTTCTTATTTTACAGGGAGTAATCTTCTAACTCATGTATTAGGACCAGCTGTTGATGGTTGTGTAGGCCAAACAACATCATCAGGAGTTTTATCTTTATAAGTCTGAGGAATATCTCTTATATTTTGTCTATATGCAGCCCACTGAGCTTGATCTACAGTGGCTCCAGTTGTCATTGTCCAGTCTGTATCTCTTAATATTTGATCTCTTTTAGTTCTAATTACAGCCCAACCATCTATGGCATCAGCATCTTCAGGTGTGTTCCCTTCTGCTATCCACTCTTTAAAATCTGGATTATCTTCGCTACAAGAAGAATAAGATTTACCATCATCTTCTATTTTTTTATAAATTTTTTTATTTGTAAGATCATCTGTTCTTAACAATTTGTACTTCATAAAAACTCCTATAGTTCAGCACTAACGGCTATAAAAGCCCCAGCAGTAGCACTTCCGCATCTTACAGCAGACCCATCTCCAAACCCATGACTTGATTTTGTAAAGCGACATTGAAGTTGATCTTTTGTAGCATGTCCAAAAGATGGTACAGATGTGCAAGTCGCAGTAGTTGATCTTCTTATTTTATAATCACTTGCATTTCCCGTCTGTTCTAATGCTGAAGGTGCAACTCTCATAGTCACGGGAAAAGGAGAATTTAATTCAATACTATTACCATCAGTATCTGCCATACCCATACCTCTAAAAAATTGATTATCATTTGCACTTTGTTTATAATAATATCTCTGACATAAAGCAAGCTCTTCTGCAAACGATCTAAATTCGAAATCTGTTGCCACGCTGCCTACTTCTAATTGAACTCCTGTGATTTCAAATGTTGCATCATTTGTTGTGTACCATGTTGATGTCATATCTGGAGATTTATTTGCATTGTCTTTAACTGCCCATTCATCCAAAGTTTTATTATTAGTGAAATCAGTTCCAAAAAAGCATTGCCAAATGTGAAAAAATCCTTGTGCGTTTGTACTTGGTATTGAAGAAAAATTAGAATTACCGGGAACAGTTTCTGTAACTTTTGTCCAAGTGTTAGCACTTAAAGCAAAACTATATGTATATTCATATTGAGTAGAAGCAAATGCTCTAAATCTTCCAAAAAAAGTTTGAGCAACACTTGATTTGACCCAGTAAGAAAATGTTAGTTTACTGTTAGGATCTGTAGCATTCCAACCACTATTAACTATATTCTGACCTTCTATATCTTGTTGTGCTTTGATAAAGTCATCAGTACCAGCACCACTTGTTTGATTTCCATTTGTAATTTTAAGTGCTTTTCTAAATCCTTCTTCGTATGGACCAGTATCACTACTTGTTAAGTCTACTTGTGCATGAGTAGGTAGTTCATTTGTATTATCAGAAAGAATTTTAAATCTATCTACACTTCCATAACCATTAGTTGTTGATGACGTTCCATATTGGGCACATTGCATCGCACCGTTAATTATTAAATTTTTACTCGCACCAATCTTTTTAGATACTTGAGTTCCTAGTCTTTCTAATCCAACTTGATTAAGAGCCATTTGTTATACCTCCTTAAGTCTGTTCTAGGTAGCTGACAGCTGCATCTAATGCACTGGCTGTTCCTGCATTTATCCGCAGAACATCACTTGACTCCATTATTATTTTTGATCCGCTGATTATTTCCAATGATGATCCTGCAGGAACTGGTGCATTTTTAATTAAGAAAACGTCATCTCCTGAGTTTGTTACTAAAAATACATCCACGTTTGCACTAGATCCTGTTTTATTCGATATAAGACAACTTAATAGAACTAATGTTGCGGAACCTCCTGCAGTAAGAACATTAGTTGAAGAGCTGCCTGTACCGGCATTACTAACCGAAGATTTAGTATCTATTTTAAAGGTATTTGCCATATTATCCTAAAGCAAGTATGAGAGCGAGTTGATCTTGAATGACTGAAGTTCCAGTTACAGTGAGATTAGTCACTGTTACATTATTTGGAATTGAAACTGCACCTGTTGAATCTATTGTAAGCCTTGCAACTCCACCAGTAACTAGCTGTATCTGGTCTGGTCCAGTGCTCATTATCCCTGTGTCAATATCACCTGCAAATTTAAGAGCACAACTAGACAATGATCCTAGTGCTAATGCGGAGTTTTCACCACTTTCTTTTAATAAAGGAAAACCACCTGCTGTGCTTGCATCATGTATGCAGACTGTTTTCTTTTCCGTATCTACAGTTACTTCACCAACTGCTCCTGTAAAAGCAGTGTGCTGACCTGTTGTTCCTCTTCTAAATTGTACTTGGGTTGCCATAATACTATCCTAAAGCCACTGCTATTGCAGTAGCAAAACTTTCAGTGCTTATTGTTCCATCCGTATTAGGGACAGTCATAGTTCGAGTTGTACTACCCGAAATACCAGAACATTCAAATGCTAATTTTTTAGAAGCATCTGAATTATCTTTTACTCTGAAAACATTATCTCCAAACTCATTTACAGCTCCTGCCGTCACTTGATTATCTACATAGGCTGTTGTTGCCACCTTGGTTGAGTTATCACTAGCAGATTGAGTTGTTGCTGTTATACCGTTGGCTAATGCTCCAGTGATTGTGTTACTTCCTAAAGCAATGGTTTTATTTGTTAATGTCTGAGCTGCTGCTAAGACAACTAAAGTATCACTAGCATTAGGAACAGCTAGTGTTCTAGTTGTGCTTCCAGAAACAGCGGAAGCATCGAAAGCAACTTGTTTTGTGTTATCTGTACTGTCTATTACTCTAAAACCACCAGTTTTAGTTACTACAGCATCAGATGTTATGGAAGATAAACCAGAAAA